GCTGTAGTTACTTGTGATGACATTTAAGTCTCCTTCGTAAAAGTTACATTTGATTTTATTTGCAGCGTGCTACCCTTTACGGACACTCCTAGTTTTTTGAGCCAACTTTAGGCTATCGTCTTTCCGATTGTCTTGAGGACTTGTTGCCAAGCTACCCTGCATAACCCATTCGTAATATATATCAGCAAGTTTCTCAGGATGCAACACATCTCTTTGTGTTCCATGCTCAACCGCAAGCCGTAAACATTCCAAACGGATATCTTGTTCTGGTGTTATACCATTAGCCATGTATATACCCCATCAATTCTTGCATACGTTCAACAGCACGTTGTCTTCCTATAGGATCCTTTCTGTTCCAATAGGCGTGTGACTTGTCGTTCATAATTGCATCAACTTCTTGTTGTGCCATTTGTGGTGTGTAAGCTTTGTTTGTAGCGTTCTCAGATACAGTATCTTCGCTTGTAACAGTAGACTTAAACTCACCCATAGCAGCAAATGCTTTGATAAAAGCTGGATGATTACCAATCATTGTGCCATCTTCTAGCTTCATCTGTAGCAAATCACTACCACCAAACTGCTCAACAACATCTTTTGCAGCTGTTACTTTCTGCTCAAAAGCCTGACCCCATTCTTTTTTGAGTTCGGCCGCAGTCTGTTCAGCTTGTTGTTCTGCTTGCTGTTGCACAGCTTCTGCACTTTGTGCAACTGTGCTTTTGTAATAATCCAATACACCTTGTGCTTGTTGTGGGGTAAGTCTTAGATTATGTGCAATATCTGCATATTGTTTAGCAACATCTTCAGTAATCACATTACCATCAACAGGAAGCTCATAGCCTTCTGGTGTCTCTGGTCTTCCTAACCTACTGTAAATGTTATCTAAATCTTCTTCTGTTGGATTCTTAGGCAACGGAACTTTATCACTGCCTATCAATCTTTGTGCGTTAACATAACTTCTAGCCAAGTTACCAACATCTTTGATTGGTGATAAACTTGGATGCTCCCTTAATTCTTCTGGTATCATTTCAATGAAACTGTTACCAGACCCACCTTGTGCAACCTCTGCTGGTGTTTCCAGCGTTGTAGGCTGTACTGGTTCGGCTACCTGTTCAGCAACTTGTTCTGACATTTTTACTCCTCTTTCATCATGTTATATATGTGTAGTATGACTGCCCTTTTACCTTCTTCAAAGGCTGTAGCATTGGCATCTCCAGCTACATAACTTGAAGCACGCCAATTACAACGCAACTCCAAATCCTCCAATACCTTTTTCCCTGCATTATCCTTAAATGTATCTTGGTACATAACTTTAAGCTGTGCTATCTGATCATTCATTCGCACCCACCATCCTTACGGCTTGAGCCGCCTGACCGATAGTCGCAACATCTTCTTGCTCCATTTGTCTTTGCATCTGTTCTTCTTGCATCATTGCACGCTGTTCTCTTTCCTCATCAATAGATGATTGTGGTCTTAATACTTTCTTTGGAACACCTAATGCTTCTGTTAGATAATTAACCAATCCATCAGGATCTATATGATCACCCACAGGTAATGATTGTGCTAGTGGCATCAATATCTCTAATGCTCTCATCACACCATTAACAGAGCTTGACTTCTGTGCCCTTGCAAGTGGTGACACATATTCAATATCTATATCTCTTCCTTGTAATATCTCTGGTGGTATCGCAAGCATATCAGCACGAAGCATCAAAGCAAATGCTCTATCTATCAAAGGCCTAAGCATCTCATTCATTAATCTACCAAGAACTGGGCCGATAACTCTCATTCTTTCTTCTTGTCTTTGGATAACTTCTGTCGCTGTCATATTAGGTTGACTACCACTTAGCAACTGGTCAACAAAGAAAGCAGAACGAATAGCCATTCTTCTTTGCTCTTCCATACTCAATCCAATAGGTATATTGGCACCAGTTTGTAATGGTGTAATTGTGTCCCTAGAACCAGACCTGTAAAAGTTGAGACCCCCAGGCTGGGTTCGTATGGGGAGTAGGAACCCATCATCTGGCACTAGCAGTGGAGGATCTATCATCTTTTGTGCCGCTTGTATGATTGTTTTAGACATAAGATTAATCATCTTAACATCTGGCAACGCAACCATTGCTGGGGATCTCCCCATCACTTCTCCAGTTGCCTTCAAGAAGCGTGGTACAACATAAGGCAGTTCCTGGAAACCACTCTCTGCCAATATCATCTTTGTTTCCATGCAAATGTACAAGGAAGCAAACGGCATATTCTTGTTGTCTTGTTTTGTTGGGTCTCTGTCTACCCTCGGCATCACAACATGAAGTATCTCTACATTTTCATCTGGCTTCTTTTCAAATGTTCTAGCAATAAAATTACCTACATTATCAATGCCAAACCTTTGTACAGCTTGTCTTGCAGGTACTTCATATTTTCTAAATACAGTATCAACGATACCATATTGATCTTCTGTTACATAAAACTCTGATATATGTCTTGTGCTAAAACGTAATGTACCTTCATCCATCTCCACAAACATACAGCCTGTACCAAACACAACAAGGTCAACGTACATCTCGTGGACTTCTGTTTCAAAGTTCGACATGGTAAAAGCACGCATCATTCTCTGTGATGAATCCTCTAACCACCTTTGTACATCTTCGTCTCTGCCTAGCTCTTCATCTTTCATTGTCAAATGAAACCAAGGTGTAGCACCTGATGTCAGCATCCCATGCAGACTAGATGATAGCAAATCAACAGATTGTAAAGCTGTGCCATCAAAGATAAGTTCCATTCTCTTTTCGCCACGACTTCTTTTCTTAACTATGTCTGCTTTTCTTGGCAGCATATAGTCAGCTAACTCTTGGTAATGGTTATTCCAGTTATCTCGCTGACCTTCAACGTGTTCAAATCTAGCAACTATATCTTTGACATTCATCATAGCTTTATCCTAACAAAGTTGGTTTGCCACCTGTAGTGTCCATTGTATCTCCCAAAGCACCAGCGACTATTGTGCTTCCACGACCTCTACGTTTTCTTCTTTCTGTTGCTTCAGCTTCTCCAGCTAATGCAGCTGCTCTTTCGTAATCAGCTTTAGCAGGCTCTTCTGGAATTGGAGGTGGTGGTGGAACTGCTACCTTTGGTCTTAAGAACGACATTACAATCTCCTATGTTACTGCTCTTTTGCTTGGTGCTCTTGTCAATACACCATAGCCTTCCAATATTGTGCCTGCTTGACCTGCCCTTTTTGTTCTACGTCTTGCGTATCTTGTTGTAATAGGCTCGTCATTTTCTATTCGCTCTGGCGTGATCTCTGGCGTTACTTCAGGTGTAACATCTGCCCTCTGAGTAACTGTTGTTGGAGAACTATCATCTCCACCTGCTGTACCAAGACTCATTGGATCATAATCTGGATTACCACTGTAAACCCTACCACCTAAAAAGTTTGTACCAATAACACCTTGGTATTCGCCTTTCTCATCAGTAACCATTTCACCACCACGCCTTAAGTCAGCAGCTTGTTGCAATGCAGCTTTCGAAGCGATAGTATTTAAAACAATAGTGCCCATAGTAGGTACAGGAACTTTAATCTGACCCTTTTCTGCCTGCTTTTCTAACTCTCTAGCCTGTAAATTTTCTTTTAACCTGCTAAATTCATATGGGTCTTGCACACCTGACTTGGACATTTTAGATCTTTCTGTGTCAGATTTTTGTTTAGAAATACCTAATACGTCATCCTCTATGCCCATGCCTGAGCTATCACCACTAGGACCACCACCCATGTTACTTTCCTTTCAACATATGCCACCCTAACTTCTCAGTTTCAGGTCTAAACCAAAAGGCTTTTTTGTAGCCACTTCGCATAAACATCCTCTTCAAAACAAGGAATCCAATTCTTGTATAACCTTTTTTTGCAATAAAGTCTACCAACCAAAGATCTTTGCCACCTCCCTTGTATCCATCAACGGGAAAATGCAGTGTCCCAACATACTCATCAACCTGTTTATCATTAGGGAAACCCCATGTAGCAAACACCAATGGCTTGTGAAACTCATCTCTCATAATCTTATACTGTCGAATCCCTAAAGGTTTTTCAATATATTTTTGTATCATCTCATCCGACCAGTTTTTGTGATGCTCACTATACTCAACCATATGCATAGCATCTTCATGGTCACGCCCATACATCATAGCTTGAAAGGATTATACTCATTTACTGCCACCGATTGTGGCGGTTTCTCCATTACAGTACGATTTTCCAACCCAATAGCTAGATAACGAAAGGCATCCGCTGCATGAGATGTAAAGTCGTGTCTAGGTTGATCCCTAAACATTTTTCTTTTCTCATCCCATTCTTGTCGATACTGCTTCAACATTTCTATACCAGTAGTACAATTATCTTTATCAAAATAACATTTAGGTATTAATAATCGTGCAGCATTAATACCATCAGCTATTTTCATTTTCGGAATGACCTTGAAACGTATACCAAGGCTAAATGCCGTCTCCAACCTTGACTTGCCAGACCCCAACTCACGAATCTCAATATCATGCGGTGCCAAATGATCCCCATAATGATAATCCTTTTGTCTAAGGACTTCTGCATAATGGTCAAGTCCAACGCCAGTATTTTCATAATAATCGATAACATTTACCGCCCCTCCTCTATAAATTTGTGCAAACCAAATAGCCGTAGAATCATTAATGCCTAAGTCCCATGCTGTATGAACTGGCAACGCGGGGTCATAAGGAACCCTCGTAACTCTATCCTTTTCCTCTAGCTCAGCCATCAATCGCCCATAATAGGCTCCAATAATAGCAGCCGTAAAAGAACACTCATACTCTTGCTCATACTGCTCCTCAGTCATTTGCTTTCTAGCAGCGTCAAGTTCTTCTTCTTTCACAAGCTTAGTCTCACTGGCCTTCGCAATCTTCCAGTACCAGTAATCAGAACCTTCTTTAACCTCACTCTTAGCTTGCTCCATAATATCATAAAAATGATTATGCCCATTTGGTGTACCTAAAAAGATAGCGGCACCCTCTCTATCAGACAGTGCAGGCCTTACAACCTCCCCCCATACCCTAGGATTCTGCATCCCATATTCATCAAACACACACAAATCTAAATAGATTCCTCGTAAAGCATCTGGGTTTTCACCAGATAACAACATTATCCTACCACCATTAGGAAAGTCTGCCCTTAGTTCAGTTTCATTAAACGTCACACCTGGGATAACACCAGCATAATACTTCACATAATCCCAACTAATTCTCTTAGCTTGCGTAAAAGTAGGAGCAACTAACGCAACCCTAGGCCTTGGTAATGGACAAGTTAATGCGTGTTTAATCATATGATTAACAGCAAATACAGTTTTACCAAAACGTCTATGCATAACCAAAACATTCCATCGCTTCAGATCTTGATGCATTTCAGCCTGTAAGCTTCTAGGCTTATACGGAATCTTTACTTGTGCCATCTGTTTCCCATACAACTCTTATAGTGCCATCGCCAATCTCAACACCAGTTCTTTGTTTCATTTCACCAAATCGATCTGGCAGCACCTTCATACATTTCCATCTTACATGATTGCCATAGTCACGCAAAACATTAGGGTCATAGTCTTTACGTTTATGCAACGTATCCTTATACATCTCCTCAAGCTCTTCCAACGCTTTCTCTGCCGATTGCCTTTGTGCAGTCTTAACAATGTTACTAAGCTCAGTATCTTTGTCCATATGGCGATAAAAGGTAGCTCTGCTAACCTTATTGTCTTGGCAAGCTTTATATAAGCTATAGCCGTCTGTAATCGCTTGTACAATTTTGTTTTTCTTGTATTTGCTAATTGGCATTGTGTGTTTACAACTCCTATTTAATACATATAAACCTGGCACCGACTTCGTCGGTGGGGCTACTATTAAAATATGCCCCCTCTCCATTTTATTTTACGTTGGCCTTTGTCTATGTTTCGGCCAAGTTTTTAATCTTTTTATATAATGTTGCGTATAAATGTCTCATTTTGTGTATATGAAAATATATATTCCTTACCTTAATATATTAATATCATTACATTAATATAAATCCACTAATTTTTTTACTGCTAAAAAATAATACAGTATTTTATTAATATTATGTTGACTATCTGTCTACAATAAATTAGGGTTGTATTTACTAAACAAACGAAAGGTATATTATGGAAAAGATACATATTTCAAAAATGACTGGGAAGCTTGACGGCTTTCAAGCTATCTCAACAAATACAATGACTAATGATTATTGTATTAAACAAAATGCAAAGAATGATAATAATAATATCTGTAAGCATTGCTATAGTCATACAATGTTAAAGAGCTATCGTAAGAATATGCAACCAAG